GAACCAATTGCTTATCATAACTTTTGCCAGTCAGTTATAGAAAAGTCATCTATACCGGTAAGTTTTACACCATTAGCACTAAACACTTTAAAAGACTACAAAGAAACACATACAGACGGTAGTAACGCATTTATCTATTCACGCTTTCTAGTGCCATATCTAAATAACTTTAAAGGTATCGCACTATTCGTAGATGGCGATATGATATGCAGAACAGACATTGCAGAGATACTAGCTAATTTTGATACAGACGAAGCAATCAAGGTAGTCAAGCATCACTATACAACAAAGCATCCTGTGAAGTATCTAGGTGCAAAGAACGAAGACTATCCTAAAAAGAACTGGTCAAGCGTTATGTTATGGAATTGTTCACATTGGCTCAATAAACAATTAACACCTAAGTTTGTGCAAGAACAAACAGGTAAATACCTACACAGGTTTGAATGGCTTAAATATCCTGAAGAACAAGTAGGTAAGCTAGACGAGACATGGAACTGGCTAGAAACAGAATATGAATACAACCCAGATGCTAAATTAGTGCATCATACACTTGGAACTTGCTGTTTCAAGGATTATCAAAATACAGATTATAGTGATGAATGGTGGAGTACGTATCATAGAATGATATACCCACTTACAGGAAACGGAAAAGAAAGTAAGTTGTAACAGATAAGGCGAAAAGGGTCGCTCCCTGTCATGCTAACTCATGACTAGCCTTTTAATTAACCTAGTTAGAGGAGTAATATGATTACGCAAGAGCAATTAAAGCAAGAAGTTTATTATGACCAAGAAACAGGTATTTTTACTTGGATAAAAACACATAAGTATTCTAATAGACAAATTGGAGATATTTGTGGTGGTATAGATAATGAATATGTAAGAATGGCTATAAATGGTAACAGGTATCATGCACATCAATTAGCATGGTTATACATATATGGAGAATTTAGTTTAGACCATATAGACCACATAAATGGCATTAAAACTGATAATAGAATATGCAATCTTAGAAAAGCTAGTGTAAGTGAAAATGCTTATAATAGAAAGATGAGCGTTAAAAATACATCTGGAGTAAAAGGCGTTACTTGGCATAAACGTGCTAAGAAATGGCAAGTAGTAATTACATTTAATAAAATACACAAATATTTAGGTATGTATTCTGATATTAATAAAGCAAAAGAGGTTATAGACTACCACAGAAACATATACCATAAAGAATTTGCAAACAATGGGACTTAATATGGCAACATTACAGGACATACTATCAGGGAACTTCCCTGCTGCACAAAGATATGCAGAAGGTTATGCCCAAATGCCATCTTACTTGCAAGACCCATACTTAGGACTATCTACTAGCCAAGTAGGGAATGTAACAAAAGGTCTATTAGGAAAAACATCTGAAGTTGCAGATGAAACTAAAAAATTATTAAGTAAAAAGTTTATTAGTAATGAATCAGGAAAGCCAATGACTTTATATCATGGTGGTCCAAAGTTTGAAGGACAGTTTAAAATTCCTGAAGGTTCAGACAAGGGAATTTATTTTACTGATAATCCATATTTTGCAAGAAATGTATTTGCATTACAACATGAACTAGCTATGAGAGATAAAACAGGATTTGGATATGCAGATGTTCCTGAAAAAATGTTACAATCTGGTGAATGGAATCCTAAATATTTCAAATTTGCAGAAGTAAAAAAAGTAAATTTAAACGCAAACAACCCAAAAACAATAGATGCTTTAGATGCAAAGGCAATACCAAATGTTTATAGTCCTGAATATGATGCTGTTGTAGTTAAAAATACAGGTGATTTTGGATATAAAGGTGGTCAGTATGTAGTATTTGACCCAAATCAAATTAAAGTGTTACAAAAAAAGACTAAAGGCTTATTAAGCAAATAAACAATAGAGGGCAACCAACCTAAGGGAGTTGCAATATTATGGCAGAACGATTAAGAAAACGTCATCAAGACGAAGTAAGAACAAAAATACAAACAAGTCAGTTAGTAAATGTCTTGCAAAATCATGCACTTGGTATAGATGATGAAAAAGAAATTACACCTACACGCATGAAGGCAATAGAGATATTATTACGTAAGTCATTACCTGACCTATCATCTACAGAGATAAGTGGTGTAGATGGTGGAGATATACCCATTGGTGTAGGAATTAGCTTTGTCAAACCAAACGATAGCTGAGTTCCCGAGTAAGTTCCAGTTTTTATTTGAGCCATGTAGATATAAAGTGGCTTATGGTGGAAGAGGGTCTGGTAAGTCACACTCTATGGCAAGGGCATTGCTTATAACAGCAGCTAATGAACCATTGCGTGTTTTATGTACGAGAGAAGTACAGCGTAGTATTAAAAACTCAGTTCACCAACTTTTGTCAGACTCTATACAAGCATTAGGTTTAGGTCAGTTCTATGAAGTACTAGAGTCAGAGATACGTGGTCTTAACGGTAGTCTATTTGTATTTACAGGTTTAGCTACTAACACAGCAGAGTCGATAAAGAGCTATGAGGGCATAGATAGGGTCTGGTGTGAAGAGGCACAGACAATTAGCAAGAAGTCATGGGATATATTAATCCCTACTATACGTAAACCAGACTCAGAGATATGGGTATCATTTAACCCTAACATAGATACAGACGATACATATACTAGGTTTGTGGTTAATCCACCAGAGAACGCTAAGGTTGTTAAAGTAAACTATACTGACAATCCTTGGTTTCCAGAAGTACTAGAGATAGAACGCCAACACAGCGAAAAGACTAACCCTGACTATGCAAACATATGGGAAGGTGATTGTAAAGCTGCTGTAGATGGTGCTATCTATGCTAACGAGATAAGAGATGCACAAGAGAATGGTCGTATAACGACTGTGCCTTATGACCCAATGCTAAAGGTTCATGTAGTGTTTGACTTAGGCTTTAATGACTCTATGTCTATTGTCTTATGTCAACGAGGTGTATCAGATATTCGTATCATTGGATACATAGAGGATAATCACAGAACACTAGACAGCTTCTCATCTGAACTCAAGAACCTTAATTACAATTGGGGTAAGATGTTCCTACCACATGATGGTAAGACAAAAGATTACAAGTACGGATTATCAGCAGAAGATATAATGAGAAAGCAAGGTTGGGATGTACGCATTGTCCCAATAGCAAGTATAGAATCAGGTATTAAACTAGCAAGGATGCACTTCCATAAGTGTTACTTTGATAAGAGTGCAAGTAGATTGCTAGAGTGTTTAAAGAATTATAAGCGTTCAATCAACTCAGCTACAAACGAACCAGGTGCACCATTACATGATGAATACTCTCATGGTGCTGACGCATTTAGATATATGGCTACATCTGTAGACCAAATGAAGAATGAATCTTGGGGTGGCGAGAAGATACAATACAATACTAGGGGTATAGTTTAATGAAGATACAAGATATGGAAATCATTGCACAGATAGAGCAACAGGAATCTATTGCCTATGGTGTAAATGACTCATCATTGTCGGATGACAGGGCGCAAGCGATTGAATATTACCTAGGTGAAAAGTTTGGTAACGAAGAAGAAGGTCGTTCACAAGTTGTATCTTATGACGTACAAGACACGATTGAAGCAGCATTACCACAATTACTTAAAGTCTTTGTAGCTGGTGACAAGGTTGTTCAGTTCAACCCTAAAGGTCCAGAAGACCAAGATGCAGCAGACCAAGAAACAGATTACATTAACCATATCGTTATGGAAAAGAACGAAGGGTTCAAAGTATTCTATGTATGGTTTAAAGACGCATTACTATCTAAGAATGGATATGTAAAAGTCTACTCTGAAGAAGAGAATGAAACAGAAGAATACGATTACAAAGGTCTTACAGATGCACAACTACAGATGTTGGCATCAGAAGATACTACAGAAGTATTAGAACACACAGCTTATCCTGACCCAACTGTTAACATGGATGCACTTATCCAACAAGCTATGGCTACTGGACAAGACCCATCTTTAATCATGCAACCTATGTTACATGACGTTAAGCTCAAGGTTACAGAAAGCAAGACTGAAATATACATTGATAACGTAGCTCCTGAAAACATTATGGTATCTGTAGAAGTATCAGGTCCTAATCTACAAGACGCTACATTTGTTCAACATAGAGAAGTCATGCAATTAGCTAGTATTGCTGAAGCATTTGATAAGCCACTAGAGTATATCAAGTCAATCATGTCAGACGTAAGAGATACGTTTGAAGAAGAGTCTAATGCTCGTGATATTTATGATGAAGAATACGATAGAGCTATTGCTCCAGAAGAAGGTTTAGTTAAAGACACATACATTAAGTTAGATGGTGAAAGATATAGAGTTGTTGTATTAGGTAACACTATTCTTTACAAAGAGAAATGCGAGTATGTTCCTTTCGCATGTATCACACCTATGATAATGCCACATAGACATATTGGTCGTTCTTATGCTGACTTGACTATGGACATCCAGCTTATTAAGTCTACGCTTATTCGTGGTCAGTTAGATAACATGTATCTAGCTAACAATGGTCGTTATGCTATTAGCGACAGAGTAAACCTAGACGATATGCTAACTTCAAGACCAGGTGGTATTGTTCGTGTAGAAGGTGACCCAGGTTCAGGCATTATGCCTTTATCACATCCACCACTACCAGCATCATCATTTGGTATGGTTGAATACATGGACTCTATGAAAGAGAAGAGAACAGGTATCACAGCTTACAATCAAGGACTAGATTCTAATAGCCTTAACAAGACTGCTACCGGTGTAGCACAGATTATGAACGCTGCTCAACAACGTATTGAGCTAGTCGCAAGAACATTCGCAGAAACAGGTGTAAAAGAACTATTCACGCTTGTGCATCACTTGGTAAGAACAACACTTACTAAACCTGACATTGTTCGTATGCGTAACAAGTGGGTAGAAGTAGACCCAAGAGAATGGAAAGCTCGTAAAGACTTATCTATCTCTGTAGGCTTAGGTGCTGGTAATAAAGACCAACAACTTACACATCTTATGTCTATCTTACAAATGCAAAAAGAAGCTATCCAAATTGGTATTA